ATCATTCTTATAATGGTCATGCTAAAAAAGATGAAGCATATAGAAATGATATGACTAATTTTGGTATATTAATGGAAATTAGAGGTATAGATAAACCATTTGATTGGTCAAGAGAAGCAGTTAAAAAATTACAAGTAAATGGAACTGGTACTTATTATTCACCTAGTAATAGAATACCATCTCAAACGTCTGAAGGCGATTTTGTTAGATGTGTTGTAGTAGATAATACCATACCTTTATTTGATGCTTTAGGAAAACATGCTAGTCATATAATAGATTTTATTAAAGATATGACTAAAATATTCCCAACATTAAAAGATGATTGGGGTATTTATATGCCTGAAGTAAAATATTTATCACCTGAACCATTAGTAAATTATAAAAATTTAAGTCTTACTAGGTTTCCTAATGTCTATTTCGTAGGTGATGCATTATCAGCAAGAGGTATTACAGTATCAGGAGCTCAAGGTACTTATGTAGCTGAAAGTATATTAGAAAATAAAAAATATCCTGAATTCGTAGAAACAGCAAATTTTTAATATTATGAAAGATTTTGGAGACATAGAAGTAGAAGGTTTTAAAAGAACTGGAGGTAAAAAGAAATTTAGAACAAGAAAATTAATTAAAATTGAAGAAGATGGTTCTAAAACAACAGCTTATACTTTAGAAATTAATGGAGAAAATAAACTTCATAATTGGGAAGGTCCAGCATTAATTAATGAAAAACAAAAATTAAAAGAATACTATTTAAATGGTATTATATATGATTATGATATGTGGAATGAAATTAAAAAATCAGGAGAAGGATTACCATGGTATAAACAATCAGGAAATACAATAAAAACAGCAAGATTTTAATATGAAGATAGGTTTATGTGGAACAATGAGTGTAGGTAAAACTACTTTAGTGAATGCATTAAAAAAAGAACCTGAATTTAAAAATTATACTTTTAGAACAGAAAGAAGTAAATATTTAAATTCAATAGGAATACCTTTAAATACAGATAGTACTTTAAAAGGTCAATTAGTTTTTGCAGCTGAAAGATCTGCAGAATTAATGCAAGAAAAAATAATCACAGATAGAACTATTATTGATGTTATGGCTTTTTGTGCTTTATCTAAATCAATGAGTGAAGCTGAAAAACAACACATAAATGGTGTTTTATGGCATCTTATAAAAGAATATGACATTATATTTCATATAGATGATTTATCAGTACCTATTGAAGATAACGGAGTTAGAGAAACAAATAAAGATTATAGATTAGATATTCACCAAAAAATATCATCTATATTAGGAATGCACAGATGGATGCCAGGTAAAGTAGTTACAATATCAGGAACTACAGAAGAAAGAATTAGCAAAATAAAATCTACTCTAGATATGTATAATAAATAATATGTCTCAACAAAATATAAAACAAATAATAAAACAAGAGTACTTAAAATGTGCAAAAGATCCTGTATATTTTATGAAAAAGTACTGTATGATTCAACACCCTACAAGAGGACGTATTCAATTTAATTTATTTACATTTCAAGAAAAAGTTTTAGGTTTATTAAATAAAAATGAAAGAAACATAATACTTAAGTCTAGACAACTAGGTATATCTACTCTTTCAGCAGGTATGTCTTTATGGTATATGTTATTTCAAAAAGATATAAATGTATTAGTAATTGCAACTAAACAAGATACCGCTAAAAACTTAGTAACAAAGGTAAAATTTATGTATGAAAATTTACCTTCTTGGTTAAAATTAGGATTTGAAGAAAATAATAAATTAGCCCTTCGGCTTAAAAATGGTTCACAAATTAAAGCAGTATCAGCAGCAAGTGATGCTGGTAGATCAGAAGCCATTTCTTTACTAATAATTGATGAAGCTGCTTTTATTGAAGAAAACAGAATAGAAGAAATTTGGGCATCATCACAACAAACACTATCAACAGGGGGTAGAGCAATTGTATTATCTACACCAAATGGTACAGGAAACTTTTTTCATAGAATGTGGGTTAAAGCAGAAACAGGTGAAAATGGATTTTTACCTATTAGATTACCATGGACAGTACATCCTGAAAGAGATGAAAATTGGAGAAAACAACAAGAAGATGAATTAGGTCCTAGAATGGCATCACAAGAATGTGATTGTGATTTTACAACCTCAGGTAATACTGTATTTGCTCCTGAATTATTAAATCATTATGAAGCTACTACTATATGTAATCCTGTAGAAAAAAGAGGAATAGATGGAAGTTTTCATGTTTGGGAATATCCTGATTACAATAGAAGTTACATGGTAGTAGCTGATGTAGCTAGAGGAGATAGTCAAGATTATTCTGCTTTTCATATTATTGATATTAAAGAAGCTAAACAAATAGCAGAATTTAAATCACAAATAGGTACTAAAGAATATGGGCATATGTTAGTAGCTGTAGCTACAGAATATAATAATGCTTTATTAGTAATAGAAAATGCAAATATAGGATGGAATACAATACAAGTAGTAATAGATAAAGGTTATAAAAACTTATATTATTCCCCTAAAGGAGACGCAGCAACAAATGCAGATGCTTTTTTAGCTAAGGGGTATGATATAATAGATACTACTAAAATGGTTCCTGGATTTACAATGTCTTTAAAAACAAGACCTTTAGTAATAGGAAAATTAGATGCTTATTTAAGGGAAAAATCAATTACTCTTCAAGGAAAAAGAACAATGGAAGAAATGCGTACTTTTATATGGAAAAATGGAAGAGCAGAAGCCCAAACAGGATATAATGATGATTTAGTTATGGCTTTAGCTACAGCATGTTACGTTAGAGATACAGCTCTTAAGTTTGCACAACAAGGTTTAGATATAACACAAGCTGCATTAGGTAATTGGAGCAAAAGTACTCATTCTCCTATTTTTACTAGTAAACCTAGCAAAAAAGAAATAGGATGGACACAAGATATGGGAGAACATGGCCAACAAGATTTGACTTGGCTTTTAGATTAATATGTATTAAAAACAAACAATATGGCAGATACTAGTTTATTTTCAAGATTACAAAGACTTTTTTCAAGTGATGTTATTATTCGTAATGTAGGAGGAAAAAGACTTAAAGTAATGGATACGGGTAGAATTCAAAAATATGGAAATCTAGCTACAAATTCACTTTATGATAGATTTACAAGATTACATAAGCCTGTAGGATCTTCTTTACAATATAATCCTACACTTAACTACCAATCAATGCGATTACAGCTTTATAGTGACTATGAAGCTATGGATCATGACCCTATTATAGCAGCTGCTCTTGATATAATTTCAGATGAAACTACTTCAAGAAATGAATATGGAGATGTTTTACAAATTAATTCTTCAAATGAAAATATTAGAAAAGTATTACATAATTTATTTTATGATGTTTTAAATATAGAATTTAACCTTCCTACTTGGGTTAGAAATATGGCTAAATATGGAGATTTTTATTTAAAAATGGAAGTTTCAGAAAAATTTGGGGTATATAATGTTATACCATTATCAGTATATGAAGTAGTAAGGGAAGAAGGAACTGATCCTGAAAATCCTTCTTATACAAGATTTACACTTGACCCTAATGGTTTAGCTAGTGGTGCTACTAACACAATTAGAAGAGATCAATTTCAATTAGAAAATTATGAAGTAGCTCATTTTAGATTATTAACAGATTCAAATTATCTTCCTTATGGTAGAGCTTTTTTAGAACCTGCTCGTAAAGTATTTAAACAACTTATGTTAATGGAAGATGCTATGTTAATTCATAGAATAATGAGAGCACCAGAAAAAAGGGTATTTTATATAAATATAGGTAATACTGATCCAGATAAAGTAGAACAATTTATGGCAGATACTGCTAATAAAATGAAAAAAACACCTTATATAGATCAAAGTACAGGTGATTATAATCTTAAATTTAATATTCAAAACATGACTGAGGATTTCTTTATTCCTATTAGGGGTAATGATGCTTCAACTAGAATTGATACTACTAAAGGGTTAGATTATGATGGAACTACTGATATAGAATATTTAAAAAATAAAATGATGGCTGCTCTTAAAATACCTAAACCATTTTTAGGATATGAAGAAGGAGTAGAAGGAAAATCAACACTAGCAGGTATGGATATTCGTTTTGCACGAACAGTAGAACGTATACAAAGAATTGTAGAATCTGAATTAACAAAAATAGCTTTAGTACATTTATATTCACAAGGTTTTGACGATGAAGCATTAGTTGATTTTTCTTTAGAATTAACAACACCATCTGTAATTTATGAACAAGAAAAAGTAGAATTATTTACAGCTAAAACAGCAGTAGCTCAAACTATGATAGATAATAAAATTTTTGGTAAAGATTGGGTATATGAACATATATATGGTTTATCTCCTGACGAATATGAAGATCAAAAAGAAGAATTAGTTAAAGATGCTATGGTTAGATTTAGAGTATCTCAAATTGAAAATGAAGGAAACGATCCTGTAGAATCAGGAGTGTCTTATGGTACCCCTCATGATTTAGCTTCATTATATGGTAATAAAAGAGATAAAGCAGTAGGACCTGCCCAAATCCCAACAGGTTATGATGAAAAAGACCCTGGTAGACCTATAGAAAGACCACAAAATTATGGGTCTGATAAAGGAAATTTAAGTAGAGATCCATTAGGTAAAGGAGGATTAGAAGTAGAACCTGTAGAAAAACCTACAAATAATAATAGAGTTTCTACATTTGAAAGAGCTAATATTAAAAAATCTTTACAAAAAATAAAGAAAAAGAAAAAAATATTAAAAGAAGAAACAGAAACAGGACTTTTATCTGAAAAAAATATTAAGTCTCAAAAATAAACATATATTTATATCCAGATAATTCGAATTATATAATGAAAATAAAACACTCTAAGTATAAAAATACTGGGATATTATTTGAACTTCTTACCCGACAAATAACAGCTGATACTTTATCAGGAGATTCAAATAAATCTTTAGAATTCTTAAAAAAACATTTTAATTCTAAAACAGAGTTATTAAAAGAATATAAAATTTACCATACATTAAGTACTAAAAAATATGGTAAAGACAGTCAAGCAACTATATTAATTGAAACTTTAGTAGAAAATCATAAAAATTTAAATAAATCTAAATTAAGAAGAGAAAAATATAATTTAATAAAAGAAATAAAAGAAAATTATGATATAACTGATTTTTTTAATTCTAAAATTAAAAATTATAAAATAATGGCTTCTATATTTAACTTATTAGAAAATCCAAATATTTCTCCCTTATCTACAGTTAATTCAAAGGTAACAATTTTAGAACACATTACAAATAAAACAAAATCTAAACCTAAAAACATTGTTTTAGAACAGTTAAAATCTTCTGATAAATCTACTAGATTACTTACTTATAAAGTAATATTAGAAAAATTTAATAATAAATACAATGATTTAGCAGATAATCAAAAATTATTACTAAAAGAATATGTTAATAGTGTAAGTAATAGCCCTTCTCTTAAAGCTTATATGAACCAAGAAATAAAACATATTAAATTAAATTTAAATAAATATTTAAAAAAAATAGAAGATAAAGCTATTGCTATTAAATTAGTTGAAATAAAAGATTTAATTCAACCACTTTCTAAAAATCTATCAGTACAAGATGAAAATGTTGCTAATTTATTAAATTATTATGAACTTATAAATGAATTAAAAACAATCCATGACTAAAAAATTTAATATACACGATTGGCAAGCAAAACATCTTTTTGAACAAGATGACTTTACTCCAGATTTAGAAGATGATGAATTAAAAAGATCTAAAATTCAACAAATGATGGCTAAAGAAAAAATACCTGCAGGTGGAGATGAAAAATTAAGAAATGCTGTTGAAGCCATAGCAGATATGTATTCATATGGTGAAATATTAGATGCGATAGAATCATTTTACATTAAAAATGACGAACAAAAATCTGCTGAAATAGCAAGAAAACATGCTAAAGAATTTAGAGCTATGTTAGATGATGAAGATGAAGATGAAATGTTTATGGGAGATTGGGGTCCTCATTTAGCTGAAGAAGATTTAGATGAAAATACGACAGGTACAGGTGCTTCATTTAAGGCAGGTGCTAGTATGGGTCATTTTGGTAAATCAAAAAAGAAACGAAAAAAAACACGTTCAGGATATATGGGTTATTCAGAACCTGTAAATGAACAAGAAGAAGAAGAAGAATATTCAAAAGATGTAGAAGCACTTGAAAAAATAATTGATAGCAAAATCAATACAAAAGATGAATGGGTAGATATGTTTCAATTATTAATGGCTCATTCAGAAGAAATTCAAGGTTTAAGTGGTGGTCAAATAAAAAGTTTATTACAACAATCTCTAAAAGATATATAAATTATGTTATTAACAGAATATAGACCCTTTAAAGTAAATAAAAAATTAGTAGAACAGTCTATTAAAGAAAAAAAACCTTTAATAGTATCTGGTATTATTCAAAGAGCAGAAGCTAAAAACCAAAATGGAAGAATTTATCCTAAAGAAGTTTTAATGCGTGAAATAGAAAATTATGTTAATGGTCCTATTAAAGAAAGAAGAGCAACAGGCGAATTAGACCACCCAGAAAGTTCAGTAATTAATTTACAAAATGTATCTCATCACATAACAGAAATAAAAGTAAAAGGCAATGACATATATGGCACATTTGAAATTTTATCAACTCCTGCAGGAAATATCCTTAAAGAACTATTCAGAAATGGAATTACTGTTGGTGTATCTTCTCGTGGAATGGGTTCAGTAGAAGAAAATTTAAGTGAAGATGGTGAATCAACAGTAACAGTACAAGATGATTTTGAATTATTATGTTGGGATTTTGTAAGTACTCCTTCAACTCATGGTGCTTATGTTTCTCCTGTACGTTTAAATGAAAATAAAATTAAATTACCAAAATACAAATACACAAAAGTAAATAATATAATTAGAGATATTATTTGTGAAAACACAGGTGTATGTAGTGTTTGTTAAAGTAGTGAACAATTAGTTGTTCATAAACATAAAAAGAGTCACAAAAAATGTGGCTCTTCCATATTTTTATTGTATGTATATGCAACAATAAAGGTTACAATAAAATGACACACTCGACAAGAGATTAAAATATCAAAGCATAAAGGTAGTTACGTCCAACTATCTTTGATTTCAATTTAGTATTAATTAAAAAAAACATTATGAAAAAATTATTTTTAAGCTTAGCTTTAGGACTGCTCTTCGCATTTGGAGTAAACGCACAAAATGCAAAAGGTAATTGGTATGTTGGAACAGGTGACATCGCGAATGTTGCGTGGACTGACTGGGCAATAAGCCCAACAATCGGATACGCTGTAACTGATAACTTAGTATTAGGTGGTTCAGTTTCACATGCTGCCGGAGAAGACATGGATCTTGATTTTAATGTAAAATACTTCTTTAGTGGGTATTTTGTAGATGTAAATCTTGACGGTTTTAGTACGGATGGTATGGTATTCGGAATAGGTAAAATGTTTGATTTCCATAAAGGATGTTACATTGCACCGGTTTTCAATTACGCATATGATGCGGAAACTTTCAATTTAGGCCTAGGATTTGGCCTTAAGTTTTAATAACTGAGTATTAATTAAAATTTTATAAACATGAAAAATGTATTTAGTATGGTAAATGATTTCGTAAAAGGACTTGCAGGTGTTTTTATGGGAATTATTCCATTAGCAATTTTATGGTTTGTATTAACTGGAACTTCAGTTCTAGGATTTGATGTAGTAGCTAATTTAACTGCTTTAATAGGTTCACTTGCAAATGGTGGATTTATTGGGTTAGTTGTATTAGTAATTTTAGCATCATTTTTTACAGATAGTAAATAATTAGTTATTAGCTAAATAAAAGAAAGGCGCCTTAGGGCGCCTTTTTTAATCTTTTCATATATGTATCAGAGAAACATACGGCCTTCCTAATAAGACGTCCCTGATAATTAATTAACCCTTATTAAGGTTCTCAATAACCTTACTTTTCGTATAACTGTATTAACGAAACTCGAAAGAGAAAAAACCCTTATAAAAAATGGCAAAAGGAAACATTTTAAAAGAGGCTATCGCTGACGCTAAAGCTGTTCGTGAAGTTGCTCTTGCAAATGCAAAATCTGCTCTAGAAGAAGCTTTTACTCCTAAACTACAAAATATGTTATCAGCTAGATTACAAGAAGATTTAGATGAAGACATGTATATGGATGAAGATGAAGATAACATAGAACTCGGTGAAATGGGTGATATGCATGATGACATGGACGAAGACATGTATGAAGGAGAAAAAGAAGATTCAATGGATGAAGAAATTGATTTGGAAG